CAGATTCGGGTAAAGTTGTTGAACGTACAAAATATTTAAAATCTTCTGTATCCAGACCAAGTGTTCCTGTTGTAATTGCATTGGAAGCCGCTGTATTCAAACCAGCTTTTAAAGAAGTCACGTCAGGTATGGAAGAAGCACTCATACCAGACCTCAATCCTGATTTTATAACATTCTGCATGCCAGGAAATTGAACTCTACATATAAACAAATATACTCTGGCATTACCACCTAAGAATTTTGCTTTATATGTCTCAATATCAATTTTTTTCTTACCAAATTCACCAGCAAGAGGTCTAACAAATTGATTTTTTATATTACTCACCAGAGCATCAGTTGATGGTATTTTAAATATATTCAGCATTAAAATAAACCCCCGATTGGTTTTCCAGCAACTTTATTTATCAATGACTGTAATATAGTGGTTTGTGTAGAATTTGCATCCAACTTATAAACTTTATAATACTGATATGAAAAAGAAACATCTATGGTGGCTATATCTGTAGATGAATAATCAAGTCCCACAGCTCCTAATGACTTTGGCCATGCTTGAACTAACTGAATTTTATGTGTCGCATTACCAGTACCATCCAGTAGGAAAAGATTCTGGTCTACCATATAAAAGTCCGCGCCAGTTTGATAATTGTTAGATGGTTCATATATCCAATCATGCCAATTATGAAATTTTCGTAATAGAACACCTTCGTTATCTACATTGAATGATACAGTCCAATCACCATATGTTCTAGTGCCTGCCATTTTATACGGTAAGCCGGGATATGGTATTATGAGTTCTTCAAAAGTGCTATCAGGTATTGATGTTGACTTCACCATATAAGGCACAACATTATCTTTAGCCCCATACCCTAAAGGAGAAAGGAGAGATGACATAACTACATTACTATATACTACGGGCTCATCTATGCCCGGTGGAAATGTAAACATAGCAAAAAACAGATATGCCCTTGCTCCATCTACAAACTTAGTTTTGTAGCTATCGATATCAAAATTAATTTTAATATTAACCACCCCACTTCTATTAGCCGAATGTTGGTGTTACTCCATATGTAGCTTTATCAGTTACATGATACAAGTAAGCAAATGTAATATCAAACTGAACTACATCATTTGTGGTGTAATCCAATGATGCATTACCAATAACCTTTGGCCAACAAGCAAACAATTTATACTTTGTAATTGGGTCTCCTGTAAGGCCGAGCAAGTCAATTTGTTGGTCAACCATGTAATTTACAGGATTTGTATAAATGTTTGTCGTAGGGTCATGAATCAATGACAGCCAATTATGAAAATATTTCTGAATATTTGCTTCGGCATCACAATTGAAAGTAACAGTCCAATCAGTATAGGTATACTTTCCAGCCACCTTGAAGTCGAAACCTTGCCATGCCAATTGAATATCATCTATTGATGTTTCCGGCAAACTCGTTGAACGTACTAGATATGTTGCTTCATCTGAATTTGCAGCAATACTAGATGGGAAAACTGGTTTGTAATAAAACAGATATGCCCTTGCTCCCCCATTGAAATTGGCTCTGTAGCTATCTACATCAAAACGTGCCATAATGTATCCTCCTATGGGTCTAATGACCATAATTTTTATTCTTTTACTTATTTATAAAAAATTCTATTTCTTTCCAACAACTATTGTTATCTTTATACCAGTTATCTTCTCTTATAACCAATAAATCAATGCTTTTTTGGATACATTGTTTTTTCTTCATTTCATCCAACCATCTTCTATAATCATTATTATGCCAATATACCCCATTAAATTCAATCGCTTTATTCAGTTCTGGTAAGTAAATATCCAGTTCTAATCCTTGATTTGTCCAGTAATTTTTGATTATCTTACGAGTATTTTCAATAATAATACCATCGTATATAGATTTCACATAATTCAGAACTTTTTTCTCTACTTTAGAACCATTGTTTATACATTTACACAATGGACACCTTTGTTTTCCATGCTTGAAATTATCAAACCGCATATTAAATTGATGGCCATTGGGGCACTGAAATCGTAAATTTTTATTATTTCTTTCATATGATGTTGATAATATTGTATATCCTTCTTCTTCGGCTGACTTTTTGACATCATCTAGTGTCAATTTTATATTATTAGCACATACAGGACATCTATATCCTTGTTGAAGTCCATTATAACTCATTTCAAATAAATGACCTTTTGGGCACTGCACTGATAATTTTGTTTTAGCATTTTTATATTTTGTTGAAATTATTATATATCCTTCATTTTTAACATATTCTTTAACTTCATCAAGTGTATGTTTCCTACAATTTGTACATGTTGGGCATCTATGTCCTTGTTGAAAATCAGCTCTTGCCATTTCAAAAACATGATGTTCGGAACAAGAAATTTTTAATTTTGATGTGTTATTAATATATTCAGTTGATAATAAGGTATATCCATCAACAGACTCTATGAATGTTTTCACTTGGTTGTATGTAAATTTTATCTTTTTCATATAAACTATTTACAATAAAAAAGGAGTTGTGTAAACGAACACAACTCCTTAGTTCTTATCTTGACATCAAACCTCCTTATCCAGCAATTCCAGCAAGTTCCGAGAAGGAAGCGCCAGTCTTTGTGGCTATGAAGTTCAGAACGATAAATTCTGCTGCTCTTGTTGGTTTGATGTAAATGTCACACCACAATTCACCACGGTCAATTCTTTCAGGTGTATTGTTTGTTTCATTACATACTAACAAGTAGTCGTAAATACCTCTACGGGCTTTAACATCTCTCAAGAATGGGTCAATCATATTGATTAACAGCAATCTTGTAATATCATCATTTGGTTCAAACAAGAAGTATCTTGAAGCCGTTGCAATGGCTTTTTCCAGAACCATGAACAATCTACGAATATTGATTCTATTGAAAGCTGAATCCTTCAACAGAAGTGTTTTCTGTCCATATATCAATTTACCCATACCAGACAAACTTACAACAGGGTTGATACCATTCTTATACAGAATGTTTCTCTGTGCAAGGTTTGGATTCCATGCCAATCTTCTTACTCCTGTAACAACCGCTCTGTTTGGGCCAGCGGGTGCAAACCAAGGTTCTGATACATAATCGTTATTGGCGAATAATCCTGCTACATGTCCTGACATTGGTATCCATCTATATTTACCATTCCATTTATCATAAATTTCTATCCAGTTTCCATAGATACATGAATATGAACTATTGATACCTAAACATGTAGCATCATTGAAGTTTGATACGAAATCTCTCAAATCTTCAGTTTCTTGTGTTCTATTTGCAACAACATCTGCCATTTCACAGTCAAGGATTCCCATAGCATCTTTACGTGCCTGACATATAGTGTCAATATACTGTTTTACTGTTACACTCTTATCAGCATCAATGAATATATTGACATCAATTTCTTCGGGATTCTGGTACAAATCAAGAGCATTCATGATAGCAGTGTCTCCGGCTGTATCCAGCATTATGTTTCCATCAACACCACTTGTCAAATATATCCAATTATTTGTTTTTACATTTGACATGTCTGTAGCGATAGTGTATCCGCTACCAAGAGCACATTTCACATATCCTGATGTTTCATTGATAAGTGTTTCTACAAATCTCTTTCTACCAGTGTCATCATAGGCGTCAGGGTTCAATGATACATTGAAGTATTCTGTTGTTATCCAGTTTGATGAACCACCGGCTGTTGGGTCTAATGATTCTGTTCCTGAAGTTGTCGCCGTAATTGATGGAATCAATCCTTGCTCGACTGTTTGTACAACAACCAGAAATGAATGTTCATCTTCAATTGGGCTATCAATTTTTCCTATTGCCGCTGACGTGCTCCATGTGTCTGTTGTATTGATTATTGCATTACTTCTAGCATCTACAAGTGCTGAACATGATTCATAGAAATTCTTTCCAGCAAAAGCAATACGAATCTTGTTTCCCCATTCACCTCTTGAATTAGCTACAAACCACATGAAATCGGATATAGCTGAATCAACAGCAGTTGCTTGACTACTGAAATCATCAACATCACCACCAACATCTCTTGTATATGTTTCCATATCTGCCAATGTCATTGCCGATTCAGAGCTTGCTGAAGCTGCAATAGAGGTTGCTGAAGGAATGGTTACTTGTACATTTGCAAAAGCGGCGGATGTTGCCAGCGCCCTCGTTGCATATAACATACTTCCATATTTCAGATATCCTGTAGCGGCTAGCATATCCTTATAACAAGGGGCAGCACTGGTTGGTTTCCCGAAAACTGTTACAAGGTCATCCACCGATGAAATAAATTGTGTTTTCATTTCAGGGCCTTTGTATGTGTCTCTCAAAATGATAACAGCAATAGAGGTAGCTACGGCTGGTATTGTTGTGGTAGCATCGTATTCGTTGACTGCCACAAGTGGGCTTAGATAAAATGCCATGTTTAAAATCCTCCATGATAATTTTTTATTCTTCTATGTTCTATTTATAAGAAAGTATAAAAAAATAATTATTATCTCCAATGTATGTATGTGTAGAACGTATAAAATTTTCCACTGATGACCCCATAACATCAGCTATTTGGTCTAAAACATAATTTTTTATTCTAGCAATAGTTTGTCCATCATGTATATGTTGATGATTTGTACTATCCCAATAACCATATATTACAGGAACTGTAATCATCTGCCATCTTTCTGGTTCTATTTGGATTTCACCACTATATACAGACATGGCTGGATAACCATATCCACTATAAATAGTTGTGCCATATAATTCAGTCATAAAATCTCCTATACAATATCTATACTATTTATGATAAAGGAAATCGCAAAAATTGTTAAAATCAATTATTATCAAGAATTTTGAATTATTAATCCTGTTGGTAAATCTCTTGACCGACCTCTCATTGGTAAAAAAGAATTTCTATTATATGAAGAATATTTTTCATCATACATGTCATCCGCCCTCATATAATCCAGATAGATTGTATTCTCAGCATCGGCATTAGTGACAGTTAGAACAATACTATCAAT